GTATGTCTCCTGTTTCAGCGTACTCACTTAAATCAGGTCCGCCTTGTCCGGCAATCGCTTCGTCAATCAAACTTTGAATGTCTCCTGTTTGAGCGTAGTCACTTAAATCGGGGCTCTCTTGTCCGGCAATCGCTTCGTCAATCAAACTTTGAATGTCTGCTGTTTGAGCGTAGTCACTTAAATCGGGTCCGCCTTCTCCGGAAAGCGCTTCGTCAATCAGATTTTGAATTTCATCGGCAGAAAGAGTGCCATAACGTGGGTCTTGTTCCTCTTCCGCATTATCCGAGCCATAGTCTTGTGGCATAGGCTTGTCGTCGACGGTTTTGGGTTTGTTTCTACTTCTTGCTGCCATTATTTATTCTTCGCTTGTTCCATTTTTTCACGGGAGATAGACGCTCTGAGTGCTGCGATGTCTTCTTGGCTTCTCATCTTCTCTTCGTCGGTTTCTTCCCGTACTTCCATCTTTTCTCGCTCAAGAGCTAGTTTGTCTTCAGCGATACGTTTGTCGTCTTCGTTCTCTTGTGATCTTATCATAAGTTCTTGCTGTTTCAACTCTACGACGCCGTTATCATCAGCGGCCACATCCATAATCTCATTGATTCTAGGCATAAGTTCTTCGAGTAGACTGGCTTCGGTTTGGGCTTTAATTTGTTCTCTCACCGGATTAGGGGGAGGGGCCTCACCTGGGGTACCGCCTTGTTGAGCCATCATCTGCTGTTGTTGTTGCATCTGTTGTTCTTGCATTAACTGTTGTTGTAACTGTGGGTCTTGTTGTGCCATCTGCTGTAGTTGCTGCTCTGCTATTTGCTCTGCTTTAAAAGCAACGTGCTGAAGAATGTTTCCCATTAACGCGCCTGCAACCGGGGGATTCATTTTCGCCATTGAGTTATCTAAAAACGTGATGTGTGCTTCAATGTGCGCATCGTGATCTTGTTCTGGGAACGCGGTCAACGGTGCTCCCATCAAGACAACGCTGTTCTCAATCGCTGGACTTGTGGGTTGTGGAGGAGGTGGATCGGGAAGCAAAAGAGCTTCTATGTTCTGTGAACCGAGAGCCGTATACATACGACGAAACGATTCTTTTATATTGTGTATTTCTGGGTTGCTTTGCACCAGTTGTAGTTCTTGCTGCGCCAAAGAGATACGTTGAGTAAATGAAAAGAAGTTTGGATCAGACACTGGAATGACATCAATTCGATTATCAAAGTCGGCCTGTTTAATGGTCTGGTCGCCGCCAACTACTTGATAAGGATACTCTGGCGGAAGGAACTCTGAAAACACTCTCGCTAGTATTCTAAACTCTATCTTCTGTGCATAGTGCAATCGTTTGTGAACCGCGGACATGACCTTGGTCCCCTGTTCAAGAAGTGCTAATGTGGTACCGACTGCCGCTTGATCGTTGCCCTCACCCACCTGCATGTCGGTCACAGCAGCAAAGCGTTGTCCGGCTTCAACACAAAAACCCATCAACTGAAATAAAACACCGCTTGGTTCTTTGTAAGGCAGTGGCATCAGTGCATCTTTTAGTGAGCCTCCGGGCGCGTCTACGTCTCTGAACTCGCCTGGCTCTAAAGGTGTTTCGTCGTCTCTTATTCTTATGCCTCTGGCTTTAAAACCAGCGGGAAGATTGGACAAAGTTCCGGCGTCTATGAGTTGTCTCAATGCAGCGGTTGCGGTTCTGGAGAGACCGCCAATCATGTGAATTAAACCAAAGCCATAAAAACCCAATCCCGGTAGGAACTTATAGTGAACGAAATACTGTATTTTCTTTTTAAGAGGGTCGTTCTCATAATAGTTGCGACGAATTGAAAGCACTTGGCTGGAGGTTCTGTCAATCGTAATAATAAAGGGTAGATGCAGTCCATCGGGGTCCTCGAACCCTGGCAGCTCCATAGACACATGAAACTCTAAAAGTTCATACATCATATCGTTACCCGAACCATCTATGCCCTCTATTTCTTCGACCTTATCTTGGGTGACTGTTTGTGTGCTGGTATAAGCGGGGGTTAATTTAATGTCTTTATAAAATCCAGAAAGCTGTTGGTTACGAATCTGGTTGTATGTCATCTTAACCGCATGAGTAATTCTCTCACAGGTTTCTAAGTCACTGGCGCCGTAGGGCACAATTAAATCTTCAACCGGTACAAACCGACTGACGGCTCTTTGCAGGGTTGGGTCGTAATAAACTTTCTTAAACGCAGAACCGGCTAAAGGCAGATAGAACAATAATTGATCCATTTCTGGGGTGTATTCTTCCATCACCGTTGTGATCTGGTAATTCATAAACTGCTGCACACGATCGGACTGTGCTTCTACTTCAGGAGTAGCTACCCCCAATATATCGGTTTTAACAGGGCCTTGTGCAGGCAATAGTTCTTTAAACGCTTGCGCTTGAAATTGTGTAACGGATTCGGCTAATAAAGGATGTGTAACGCCTGATGCGCCCGGGAAAGGCCTATCGCGATCTTCGTACCTGAATCCGAGAAGGTCTAGTCCTTTGACATAGGCATCTTCCCATTCGTCTCGACTCATGCGGTCTTCTTCAAAATCGCCTAATAATTGAGCGGCTACGCCTCCCAACTCCGTGTCGTCCATGTATTCTGCTAGGTTTGCATCGAAAGGAAGCATGGCCTCGACTTCCATTTCATCGGGCATGTAGTCAAGGGTTGCACCGCCTTCTTGGTCAAAGCTGACTTCCACGTCTCCGTCTTCGGGGACAGGGGCTTCTATCTCAACCTCTTGTCCCGCTTCAATATCCAGATCAATCAGGTCTGTGACCCGATCAATATTGGTCGGTTTGTTCATTTCTTCAAATGCCATTTTATCTCCACTGGTCTAGGGCATAGTCTACACTATTTTGCACACTTCCACCTCTTGCGTGCCTTGTTATGTCCTTATAAGCGCCTTTTTTCATTAAAATTTCTTCCTTTGCCTCTAGCGGATCGCCGCCTACATAAAACTCCACTTCGGACTTAATCTGTTTCGTTAAAAAGTCTTGTTGATTTTTCATGTGTTTTTCTCTCAAAAGAAAGACTTGTTTGTTCATTTCAACGTCCCCTATTTCTGCTAGTGGGTGGTAGCTTTTCATAACCTTCTGAACGTCTTCGTTCATCGTTTTCGCCAGCGCTCTCCACTCGGGGTTGTTCACGAGCCGCGTCGCTATCTCTGTTCTTATTTCAGACGGCAGTTTATCCAAAGCTAAAGTAACTTCCTCGGGCATATAAGCGACCGGATTCTCAAACACTACCTTTTGCCGTGCAACTTTGTCAGTCCAATAATCACGGGCACGCACGATGTCGGCTGCCTCGTCTTTAACTATGTCCATGTTGTTCCATTTTTTCCGAATGGACTCCATACCACCATATATTTTATCGCGCATTTCTTCTACCTGCCCTACCATCTGCTCGTGCGTCATTCCTTCGGGAATTGTATATATTTCACGGCCCCTTTCACTTCTTCCTACGTTCTTTATCCCCCTTTTTTCATACTCTTTTATAATTTTTTGTCTCGCATAGTATTCTTCGTTGTGCGCTTTTTTACCCCTGTTTTTCTGCCTCTTAAACAGCTTATCAGTGTCTATTTCTGAGGCGTGTTTTTTTCGCATTGTTCCACTTTTGTCGTAATCAGGGCCTCCGGGTGTTGCGTCAATGGTGGTTTTTACGTTGAGGTCTTCCCCTGTCGCTTTTGTAACCGCTGCGTCAACGCGTTGATCTGTTAATAGGGGCACGGATTCGTCAACGTTCTCTGTGCCGGTTTTTTTAAGTTTGTCCATAACGTACTTAAACCCTTTGGGTGCGCTTTTGGCAATCATTCCTACTAGGAAAGCCAGGTCTGCTCCAGCCACCATTAGCTCCATGATTTTTTCCGTTATCCGTGCGTTCTCGTTGCTTTCAAAAGGGACAATGTTATCCACTATTTTTTGGACGGTTTCAAGATAATTCCCCCGCATTGGGTTGACAATACCCCGGGCCTTTTCTTCAGAAACCTCGTCTCCCAAAACATTAAAATATTTATCGTAAATTGTGTCAAGGCCTTCTCTGTCTTCTTCACTTATTCGGGAAGAGTTTAAAAGAGAGGACAAGGCCAACGGTCCGTGCGCTTCACCAGCAACCCAAGTTAGGGCACTCGCAAGGTCTGGGATTCCTGTTCCTCGAACAAGGCCTTTAAGCGTGCCAATTCCACTGGAGCTAAGTGCTTCTCGCATAGCTCTTTCTTCTTCCCGAGTCTTGGCTGGCGGAAGATAATCAATCATGGTTAAAGGCTCCTTCTAATATACGCCAGTAAACTTAATGCCTCTTTCAGCCGCTCCGCCGCCTCTGGACTTGCCTTTTCCAGCGCCGGGCTTCGGCCCTTTGGTGGTTTTCATCTCAACTGTCTTTGCATAAGGAACAAATCCTTGCTCTTTAATTTGAAGACCTTTGATTATTTTAGGTGCTTTTGCCATTATTCTCTCCTAGTCGTTAATCGTTATCGTAAAGAGGGCCATCAATAAAACCGCCCCCACTTGCTCTTATTATACCGCCGTCCTTTTGTCGTTTAAGCCGTTCAATCTCAGCCATAATCGCCTCCGTTTCCGTGTCGGTTTTTTTAATAATTTCCTCACCTTTGGCATAGCTCTCCGGATCAGACCAAGATTGCTGCATCATTTCGGGAGCAGTGTCTGCTTCCATTTTAATGTCTTTTCTTCTTCGCGCTGCCGCGTCTAACATGGACCAGTCCCTAGGACCGGGTTCGGTGGGTGTGTATTGGCCTTCCGTAACAACATTATCATACGATTCGCTAAGAGCGTTCACTCGAGTGTTGTCCCCTTCGCCGCCAGAGAGTTCAAAAACAGAATTATTGTCTCCGTCCCAAAAATCATAGTCCTCCATTGTTCCTTTGGTTTTAGCTAGGTTGATCTGTGCTTCGGGCAATGTGTTGATGTGCGCTTTTATCCCCTGTAAGTTGTGTAAAGCGCTTTCGGGGGTGGAATCGAATTGTAGGCCTCTAAGGGCTTCCGTCAAAACGTCTAACTTGCCGGCTGGATCGACGCCATTCTCCCACAAATCCTTTGTAATGTCGTTTAAACTTTTTCTTTCTCTTACCAGCTCCAGTAAATCGTCGTCTAGGAGCTCTTCTATAATAGTATAAGCGTCATCGGAGCCCTTGTTTGGGTTTTCGTTTATTTTTCTCAAACGCTCAATGTAGTTGTCTACAGTGCCCATTAGTTTTTTGTCAAAAGCAGCCATTACGTCGTCCTCATAAAGCCTGCCTGCCTTAAACGCCTCGTCTAATTCCGGGTACTTTCCGACGGCGTAGAAAAACTGGTCTTCATAGGTCCTGAGCTCTTTATTGTCGTCATAAAGTTCATAGAGCATATTGTACGCACCTTTTTCTTGTTCCGTCATCTTGTCCCACCCTTTCGTGCGATTCGTCATCAACACGTCGTCAATCATTGATTTGGAGTGGTATTGTCTTAGTGCAGTTCTGAGCGCTGACATCGCCATTAGTAATACTCCTTATTCGGTGGTTTATAATTGTTGTCCATTAACTCATCTGATTCTAACGCAATAAAGCCGCCTTGTCGATAACGCATCAAGGCTTGTGTGGTGCTGTCCACCAAATCATCGTGATCGCCAAAAGGAAAAGCGGCACATTCCTCGATCAGTTCGTGCGCCCAACGCTTATCAGGAGCCCAAACCATTCCCGCTTCCAGCAACGGCGACACGGTATTGACCCGCGCTACTTTGTCTTGTCCCCTGTTCGGCGAATAATTGATAACGGGAATGCCTGTTTGTCGCAGTTCATGGGTCAGGGGCAGTCCGGAGGCTTTGGCCTCAATAATCACTGTATCGGGGTCCCAATAGTCGTATTGTTCAAAAGCAACCCGCTTAAGCTCAGGAAAGTCCCAACGCCCTTTACGCACGTCTAAAAGCAGTAAATTAGGTTCCAACCCCTCTTCCGGGTAAAAAACACACCAAGTAGTAATCGCTGAGAAGTCGGCAGTTTCCTTCTTGCTGAACGCGGTGTCGTAGCTTTGTATCACGAACTGCATGTTCGGCACCCGATCTTCTTCCCAAATCTTCCACCACTCTCTTTTTAGTATCGCCCCCTCGTCACCGGTTGGGTTTTGCATCCACTGAGCTTCCCATTTGCTGACGGGAAGGGACGCTTTAACGCCTTCCAGTTCTGGCAGTGTCCAATACTCGGGCCAAAGTGCTTTTCCGCTGGGCATAATGGCTGGAAATTCAACCACTTCCCACTGATCGGCATGGTCTTCCACCTGTTGTGACAGCAGTCTCCCTGTTAAATCCTTGGTCCCCCAACGGGTCATCACAATAATAATGGCGCCGCCCGGCTGCAATCTTTGTCGTGGACCGGATGAATAGTATTCCCAGGCATTATCCAGCGCTGTGGGTGATAGAGCGTCTTGCTCCGAGTGAATGTCGTCAAGCACCAAAATATCCGCCCCCCGTCCAGTAACGGCTCCGCCGATACCCGAATAAAACGCTTCGCCACCACCATTGGTTTCCCAACGTCCGGCTGATTTACTGTCCGCTTTCAGTGCCACACCTGGAAAAACATGTTTGTATTCGGGAGAATCAATAATGTCTCTGACTCTTCGTCCAAAACGAAAGGCCAATTCAGCGGTATGGGTGATCTGCATGATCTTGAGCTTAGAATTTCGACCCAGGGCCCAGGACGGAAAATACGTGGAGGCAAACTCACTTTTGGTGTGTCTGGGTGGCATGTTAATAATCAGTCTTTTCAGTTCGCCCTTGGCCACTCGCTCCAGTTTCTCTGCAAAAATCTTGTGGTGCTCGCCTTCAATGAAGTCGGGCCACATGTACTTGATGTAGTTTAAAAAGGTTTCCTGCCCTTCTCGCTGTAGTGCCTTAGAATTTAAGGCTTCTTTAAGTGCGATAAGTTCTTTCGCCGCGTCTGGGTAAAGCTCGGCTAGTTTTTCTGTGTTTATGTTAGTCATTCGCAGACTTTACAACTGTCTCCATCATCGACCAATTCTCCTTCGCTCAAAGATTCTTCGACCTTTTCTCGCAGTGCTTGGTCTCTATAGCCTCTGTTATACCAATAATAGCCCAACTGCTCTACGTTTTTCTGCGATGCGGTAGCACCGTTTTCCATGTTATTTTTTCCCATATTCTTTAGTATATAACATTTTTCAGGGGACAAGGGACTCCTAGAAAAAAATATAAAATTTTTTGAGAAGGGACCTTATTAAAAAAATGCGAAATTTTTTCACTAGAGAATTTATGTCTCGATCTTTCCCCTTGATGGATGAGTAGATCAAGCCTACGGTTTCACAGAAAATCTACTCATCCATCAAGGTTCAGCGTCATCATTGACCAATAGGATCCCCATATCATTTGGGTTGTTTGGGTATGAGTGGATCAACTCCCC